AGTAAAGTCCTCCGGGCCTCCTTAGCTAGCCTGGCGGGCACCAGGATAGCCGCATCGTCACCAGCAACTATCGCCTTGTGGGGAATCTTATCCAAGGCTTCCTCAACAACCGTAATAACGGCGATAGTGTTCCCGCAGGTAGTAGTTGTCTTACCTGAGGGCACAGTGCCATCAACGGAGTAGACTACACCGTTGTTGGTGGCACCATGGGTGCGGACATCCTCACGAAACATTGCCGTCGCTTCTTCGTCGGCTCCCAAATGTTCGTAAAGGTCGGCCTGAACGCTGATGCACTCAGCTGGTACGCTGGCATCAAGGCGAACGGCGTCGGAATCAATGTATGCAATGGGTTCATCGAAGCTGTCTTCGGCATCCCTTAACCACTCATCCAACTGTTGTGCGGTCATTCCTGGACCGTAAGTGGTGTCCCCATGTTCGCCTTTGCAGGCTTTTGAAAGGGCATGGGCGAATGGCCCAGTGGCATTAACATACTCGGGGAAGCAACCCTGAATTAATCTAGGGTCGTATGCATTAATATCCCCGTACGCATCGTCAACGGTATCATTACTTCGCTTGACGGCGCATTCCGACTTGGTGAAAGCTTTGCGAGTGCAAACCCAGTGGTAATTGGTACCGGCCCAATCCAAGGCCGCGTCCAATTTCTTCCTCTGGGAAACGCTGTAACGGCTTAACCACAAATCACGTGGTGTGGGCGTAATCGGTCCCAACTGTCCGAACAACAAGTGCATTCTAGCTCGGCCTACACTAGCCCACCAGCCGGGCAAAGCTGGCTCGCGGTGGCATATCCCTCGATTCCTCACCGCAATAAGGTCATTGTGCACACAGTGTCGAGCAACAACTGGCACATACCCGATAACCCCCAAACCGACATGGTATGGTCCTTCCGTAACGTGGCAATCCACATTGTCAGCATCGCTCTGGCCGACTGGAACTTCATCGTTAAGAATCACACACTTAGCGCCCTCGCGCATTTTAGATAGCGCTCTTCCACGGCCGCAGAAAGTGTGGAGGGGGCCTACTACGGTTTTCCGACTGCCTACGTAGTGAGCATACAATCTCTCTACTAGCCATAGTAGTAAGGACAAAAGTGGCATTTCAGCTTTGGCCACTGTGTTGGGGCGGAATTTAGTCCACAGGGTATATGCTGCAGACAAGGTGTGTACTACCTTTCCTTTGTTAAACACGCCGCTCATGGCTGCTGCTGTTGCTGACAACGCAGCAAACAAAGGCAGCAACCACCGCTGGTTCTGTACATACCAGTCGCGCCATTTCTGGACGGCCGCGGACGCTTGAGGAGCGAACGGGGCCGCAACCAAATCATTATGGCGGGCAATTGACAGGGCTTGGCGGCTGAGGCAACCTATTGCTCGTGCCTCGGCATTCATGGTCCTTAACAGGCCAAAAGCCACCAGATAGGGGACGCAATCCGCTTTCTCCGCGGTGGTCAAACCCGTTGTTTTAAGCCACTGTCTGGCTTGTGTGTGGGCGTCGAGGTAAGTCCTATTCTCCCTCGGGCGCCCGGATGCCCATAGTGCTATATGGGCAACCCCTTGCTTAGGTACCAATATCTGCTGGTCGTCCACTAAACAGTAGAAACTATCGCCAGCTGCATACAACTTTGTGATTGGTCCTAAGATCGACTGTAGCTCAACGCTCCTAGCTTGGCCCATGCCGATCTGATCGGGTGTCGTGTCGCCATAAAACCTGTCGTTCATTGGATCTTTCTCAAGACAATGCGCCAGTTTGGCCTTGACCAGGTGGTACTGCACTACGACACAATCGCCTACCTTTGCGACGACGTTCCAGCACAGTGTGGTTTCTCCTACCACGATAGCACCTGAGCGGGTCCAGTCAGCTGGGTTCTTCAAATACTTACCCATATGCTGACCATCCTCAACCCACAAACCTTCAGAAGTTCGTTCCCAACGTACTTCTGGTAAACACCCGGGGGCGCAGTGCAGTCCACCGCGCGCCGCTCGATATTCATATTGGATTGAGTAGAAAGAAGGCACCGGATCAGACAAAAGGAGAGCGATTATATTTACAGGCTCCCACTTGTCGATTCCGTCAACGAGTATTATCATTTGTTTATCGCATATTTCGCATGACTCGTCCGGTGGGCATGTGCAGTCTGGTTCAACCCCCACATCATCTGTTGAATGCATGTGGTGTCTATGAGCCCAGCCGTCGACACGCTCTCTCCCAATAACCACAACGCTTTCAGCTGTGCCGGCCAACATCTGAACGCAGTACTTTTCGTACAAACGTTTCATTAACATTGGTTTTACATCGACACCAGCCTCGGTTAGGTTTATGCCAGGTATATCTCGCTTAATGGCATCTCTAACCGGTCGTGGTAGCCCCTTTGGTATTTCCAAGCAGGGGCCCTCAACCCTTTCCTCCAAGCCTGCTGCATTTTCTGCGTCATCGGCGTTTTGAGGCGAGGCAGGTCCCTCCTGGGCCTCCTCTATTTTACAACGAGCAACCTCGCGTAGGGCGTCAATCTGCCCTCTAGCTTGCTGTAGGTCGCTCACCAATCCTTGCTGAACCTGACCCCCCGCTCGGTTCGATTTCACGCGCTGGCGACGCCGCTCTTCGTGAACCCGATTCCTTTGTTGCGAGGGTGATTTAGTAGGGTTGGTCTTCACACCAGATGCAGTAGCCGGCACAATGGGGACATTGCCATTGGTGCTGGCCTTCTCTGTAGTTGTGGTGGTGACGGCTCCATTCATAACAGTCGTGGGGGTATTCTTCGCCTGCCACGTATAAGTATTCTTCGACTGGAACCCATCGCCAACCTGCGGAGCAACATTCATTGCAGCGTGACACTTGTAACACAACTGGTTCAATGGGTGCTTCTTGGCTTGGCAATTCGGACAGAAGCCATGCTGGGGCGTCTCCCGAGAATCTCGCCTCGCCATTACGCGGTCCTTCGAATAGTAGCACTCCCTCGAGTGGCCACTGTTCGGTATCGGCTTCGGACATATGCAGACCTCTTTCTCCATCATACGGTTCCGAACTTTCAACCTCCAGTTTTCTTTCTGTGGAAGCAGGTCCCTCGACCTGGCGTCTAACTCCTGTATCTAAGGTGGACGGCGACGCACGTCCAGTGCACAACGAAACTCACTAACGACTTTCCTGTTCGATAGCTATAAACCTGGCAGCACCTCTTTCTGTATCCG